GGATAAACGGTGATCCGTCAATCGCCATCTGGCGGGTTCCGGCAAGCGCCATTTCGCTTTCGGGGCTAAAGCCTACGGTTGTCGGACCGGGGTAGTAAGACGGCTGGTTCTGATAAATATTTTTAGCCTCAGACAAGCCGAACTCCAGAAAAGGCTGCGCGTATGCTGGTGCGCTGGTTGTCTGCGTGATTTGTCTGGTGTCTCCACCGCCGCCTTTACTCATGATCTTAAATCCTTTGTCAAAACCACCGACGTTGCGGTGTAATCTTTCAGTTGTCTTTGCCAGCCCTTCCGGCCATTGATCTCCATCGCGTCGCAGCCCTGAGCCTTAGCCCAAACTGCGATAGACTTCTCAGCCTCGACCAGCTCATCTAAGTCACCGCCTGCAAGCCAGATTCGGCACACGGTTAGGCTGGGGTAGTCAACAACTTCGGTTATAATACACGACTTTTCCAACGGATGTAACTGTGCCTCACCAATCGCGCAGGCTTGGTAAACATCGTCTATTGAGTGCGTGCCGCCAGAATATTCCAGCGCATCCGCAATCCACTTGTGGCATCTCTCCCACTGGTCTTTCAGGCGATCCGTTCCAGCCAGCAATGTGCTACCCAATGATGACATAATCCGTCTCGCTAGAGTGGCCGTGGTTTTTCTGGCCTACCACAAAACTGCCGTTGTTTTTTGTTTTTACATATGGGGCGTGGTCGTAATAGTGAGTAGCTATCGGAGAAAATAGTATAACGCTTTCCTTGCCAGCGCGGGGGTCTATGACCGTGACATCAGCCCCGCCAGACGGCAGGGTAAACGTGCCAACGCTGTTTAGCTTGCCGTCAACCGTCCTGTTGAGAACTTCAGCAACCTCGCGGGTGGTAGCGGTAATTGGGTTCAGTGTCCTGTGATTTACGGTTTTAGTCATCTGCGGCCAATGCCTCTGGCTTCAATGTCCAATCCGATAACTTTTTCCCATCCATTAGACAGCTCTATTTTAGCTCTGTGGTATCTGCCCTGAGATCGCAGGGGTACAAAGCCATCTGCGTTTGGGGCTGCCGCCACAGAATAGGAGTGCTGGGCGGCCTGAGTGTCTCTTGTTCCGATAGACACAGCCACGTCTCCATCTTCGTAATATGGGTAAGCTCTAGTGACGATTGAGTGTTTGCCCATACTTAATGGGGCTTCTCCTGTCTCAATCGTAGCCGCCATAGGTGCGCCAGAAAATGTGTAAATTTTGTCTCCGTAAGCCCCGCCAAAGAAATACTGCCCACCTTTAAATAGGCGGCTATCTAGCTGACTGGTTAGGCCGTCAACCGTGGCGGCGAGGTTGCTCAAGCCCTCGACAGTGTAACCTGCTGAAAAAAGTGGCGACAAAAGGTCTGCCTCAATCTCAGCCAAAGACCATTTATTCAAAACGTAATTATACATGATGATCTTGTCTGGCTGTCCAGTCGGTGACTGCGTGCTTGTGTAAGACCACATTGCCACTTCGTTTAGAGGGTCAACGTGAGATGACATGCGATAGTCATAGTTTGAATCAAAGTCCTTTAGGAAAAACTCGTTCACGCGCTCTGACCCGATAGGTGATGTTTTCTGCCCATCAAATGCGTAAAAGCCGTCAGAGGCCAAGAAAAACACAAGGTTTCCTGAGTTGCAGACGGAGCCGCTAAAGGCACAGCCCCTTTCAGAAACGACTTTGTCAAACTGCCAAATTAGTGGCGGGCCGGTGTATGTTGCGCGGTAAATCGCACGCTCAGTAAGCACCGTGCAGTATTCGCCCCCGACTAATCCGGTGATTGCGCCTGAATCCGGCAGGTCTTGAAAATCAGCCTGATCTACACCCGGCGTCCAACTTGTTATGTCGTTAAATCCTGACCATTGACAGCGGTACGGCACGCGGCCAGACCCGGTGTCCACGTTTGCAGTCCACACAAAATCACGAACAACAGCCACGAAATCGGCCTTTGGCGCGTTTGTTAAGTCAGCAAATGCGGCGCTTGCGCCAAGCTCAAATGATTGCAAAGTTTCACCGATTCCGCCGGAGCAAATCGCATAATCGCCAAACTGCACAAATCTCCATTTCTCACTGTCAGTCAACGNNAGCCTTGCTAATGTCGTCTAGGTTATTGGTAGACGAATTGTGCAAGTAAAGTTTTGTGGCATCACCGGCGAACAGCTTTGTGTTTGACGCAGCATCCTTTGCGGCAAAGATACCTTTAATCGTGCCAGTGGCCGCGTTTGAATAAGACACAAACTCATTCATAGAATGATACCCCTTCAACGCTGGCAGCACGTTTGTTGCCACCGTAACGCCGGAGTTCATAATGTCAGCTTGATCTGGTAGCCATTCGCCTAATTCTATCACTGTCTTGCCCAAACCTCATTGCCCAAAGAAACATCTGTCCACACCTGTGAGCCTAAGGCCACATCTGACCAAACTTCTGCACCAGCCGCTACGTCCGACCAATCTTCTCCCAAAACCTTAGCCGACATCGACGCTGACAGACTGTTTCTTGCCGCCCCTGACATAGGG